TATGGTTCTGTTGCATAAAATCAACATATGCATTATGAAACTCTCCCGACTCATCCTGTTCTTGTAACTCGAATGCTTCAAAAGGCATATCCTGAATCAACTTACCTTTAATATAAGTTTGTTTCTTCTCTTCGGCAATCCTACGAAGGAATGCATAGTAAATAATTTGTGTAAAATAAGCGAAGGGGTTTGAGGATTTCTCTGGATCAAAGTTATCGATGTATTGAAGACAATTTTGTATTCCGTCAAGAATCATGTCTTCTCTATAACTATAATTAATAAAGTTCGCTTTGTATGATAGGTGGGTTCCAATTTTCATCAAGCAGTCACCAATATATGGAGTAACTTGTGGGTATCCCGTATCTTTCTTTGTCAATCCTGATTCTTTTGCAGCAAGTACCTTGATTCGATACTCTTTCATTGCCACTAAAAAATCAGCGTTATTAACATAGTGGGCTCCTTTGGCTTTAGTTGCCATATAATAAAATCTCCATAATTAGTTTTATTACTATTAGTATACCTTAATACATATACAATAGCAAATAATTCATTCATTGTTGCATAAAATTTGCTTTTTTATTTGACACGGAGTATACTCTCGATGTAGGGTTTGAAGAAAGTAATAACTAATGTAATGTTTTATTACCTTCAACAAAGGTTTTATCCTCTGCTTCTACTTCCTCTTCGATATTCGCTATCGATTTCAAAGCATCCAAAACTTCTTTAATGTCAATAGAATCTGGAGCATCCGCAGGTTGTTCATCTTCCCATTGTAATTGAGGTGGCGTATAATCTAAACGAACACCCTCATGGTCTCTTACTAAATGAATATAATGTGGTATGGCTCTTTCTGCTAAAGCAGTATCAAGAATAATATGTTTTTTATTAATGTGAATATTTGTATTGTCAGCGAACAAAGAATATGGTCCAGCTGTAACTTGTTCTGAAACTCTATCAGCTTGCGCAGCAACAAGATGGGTTTTGATTAACATTGGAAATTTTAATGTTATAAACTCAGAATCCTCTGATTCTTTTACTGCCATAATCTGTTCGCCATTAACTAATTTTAAGTAAACATACTGTTCGTTCATAGTTTTACCTCAACGATTTTGTAGTTAAATTTTTCTTCAGAATAAGTTTTTAGTCTTTCAGCAAAGTGATGGAGAGTATGATTTTTCCAAGACTTCCAACTTAAATCATCTGCTAAATCGTATAAGTTACACTCAGTTTTACCATTCTTTAATCTCAATCCGCGACCAATACTTTGCAGGTTACGAATCTTGGATTTACTTGGCGATGCAAAAATGACATTCTCGAGAGACGGTATGTTGATGCCAGTGGAGAATGTACCAAAACTAGCAACAATAATAGCATCACTCTCAGTTTCTGTAATCTTTCTAATGGCTTCTCTATCTTCCACCTCCGTAGCACCTGATACAAAAAATATTTTTCTTTTGTCATGTGCTTTATCTTTGATCATTTCAAATAAACCTTTTCCATGTTTATTAACAAACTGGAAAAGAACTAAGGTATTACCATCAGATCTTAATGCAAGGTTGCAAATAAAGTTATTACGCTTCTCATGAGTAACAATAAAATCCATCTCATCAGCGTATTGATTATTCTTTCTACCCTGACGAGTTATATCATCATATTTTAATAGTATACATGTAATATTTAGTTTGGCGAGCGTCCCAGCATCCATTAACTCTTTAGTTGTTGTAACTCTATGGGTTGGACCGAAGATTCCTTCAAGAACTAATTTATGTATTTTCTTGTTATCCAGTGTTCCTGTTGTTCCAATCCTATATTTAACATGAGTTAATTTACCCATAACAGTTGTAAGAGAATTGGCTTTAAATTGGTGGGCTTCGTCTCCGAAAATTACATCAAACTGAGAGAACCATTGTTTCGGTTGTTTGTACACAGACTGCCATGTTGTAATTAACACATCGGCAGAGATATCTTTAGTGAATCCACTGTATAATTTTTGTACATGACGATTTGTTTTCCAACCATTAGCAGAAGAATAATCTTCAAAGTCAGCGTATAGTTGCTCGACTAAAGATGTTGTTGGAACAATAATAATACACTTGCGATTGTTTTCCAGATGCCATCGCATGGTTGTATATATGATAAAGGATTTACCTGATGCGGTAGGAGATAGAAGTAAAATTCTGTTACGATCTAATGCTTCAGTAACTGCTTCAATTTGATAGTCGCGAATCTCGATTGGTTTACCATGACCATGAGGATTTAACCATTTGGCAAACTCAAACACTTCATTTGATGTAACACCTGAACGAGTCATTAAATCGTTTGGCATTAATAAATCATATTCATTTCGTTCGCAAAAATCAATCACATAATTCATAAGACCAACATATAAAGTCTTACGTAACTGATCATACATACGAACCTTACCATCCCACAACCTTGCTCGATACTGAGGTGTAAACCTAGCACCTGGATACTCAAAGGTAAAGAAGTCTGATAGTTCTTGCTCTACTGACGGATCGTTAGAGAAAACTCTAACATGAACTTCGTCTAATTTTTCAACTGTTATTTTCATGCGCCACTAATAAACTTTTTCCATTCAATGGAGTTGCGGATTTGCCAATCTCTTGCTTTGATTTGATTCATAACCGACTCAAGAAACTCAACAATGTTTTGAATATAGTTTGCTTTAATTTCTAATTTATTTAGATCGCTATCTCCAGAGAGAAATTCATCCATCTCATTCTTAAGTGGTTTGATTCCTTGCCACTGTTCCCAACCTAATAAAGATAGTTCTTCTCTAGTAAGTTCGCCACGATAGTAACGAAACTTTTGTTGTCTGAGTGTGTTGTAATCTGACTTCATCTTTGCCAATTTAAGTTTATAGGCGATTAGATGATTTAAATATTTTGAGTGGAGTTTTGCTGTATTGACAGATTCGCGATCAAGATGGTTATCATCAATGATGCAATCATCAGCCCAAGCATTTTGTAGTTCTTCAAGTGTCATAATATCCCCAAGTGTATACTATAATTATACACTAAAATCAAATTTATAGCAAGTTTTTATGCAAAGGTGTAGTAAGAGAAACTAAATGTTGCATCACCAACGAGATACAGAACATCTTGGTTTGTTGATTGGAAAGTAAGTGAGCCAATACTTCTTGGAACAAGATCTCTAAAGTTTAATGTTTTGACTGGTGTATTGGCACCAGATAATATTTGCAAAGTAGCATCAGAATAACTTTTTGCAAGTTCACTTAACACACCAAATTGATTTGTGTTTATGTAATCAATGTATTGATCATAATCTTCAGGAAATCCTAGTGCCACTATCCAATTATGAATAGCAATATAGTTTTCCATATTTGCATCAATTAAGAATTTGATATTTAAAGTATCATAAGTTAAGTGATCTCCAGGAAGAGGAATAGCACGGAATGGGTTAGCCAAAACTGGATCCCCAATAGTTATTCCTGGTATATTAACTTCTTGACAGAAGTATTCTACCTCACCTAATTTTTCGATGTTGAACTTGAACCCATTAGGAGATAATGGATTAAGATTTGATGGTACGGGACATGCGAGTATTTGAGCCATATAGTTATTTATAAGAAAAAAGAGGGATCCGAAGACCCCTCTTTAAATTACCTATCTTACGTAGGTTTCTAACTATTACATCAAGTTAGTAACTTTAACACGACGGTAGTAGTAGTTCTCATTAGCAGTTAAGCCACCAGAACCATCCAATGAAACGAATGGGTTAGCAACCATACCATAACGAGTCTTAAAGCCAATCTTTGGTTGGAATGTAGATGGGTCTACAGCACGAACCAACTGGAGTGGTACGTATGGGCAATAGAACAAACCAGCATCAAAAGCAGAAGTACCTTTGTAGCCAACAGTAAAGAACTGTGAAGCTGATTGGTTAGCAGAGAATGGATCAACATAAACTTTATAACGACCATTCAATACACCAGCAAAAGTAGTAGATGATTCATCAACATTTAAGTTGGTAGACAATGCAGGAGCATAGTCAAGAACACCAGCCATTGCCAAAGCAGAAGCTACATCTGAAGAACAGATGATAAAGTTACCTTTACCACGACGAGTTTGTTGAGCAATCGCATTAGCATCACGCTCGATTTGGAACAACAAGCCTTTAAACTTCTCAACAGACCAACGACCATTAGAGTCAGTATCCAAGTCAAAAGTACCAGCAGTAGTAGTACCGACTTGTGCGCCAGCTTTAGCAGTAGTATAGATAGTACGGAGAACTTCGCGATTGATTTCAGCAAGAATCTCAGTAGAGAGAATGTTGCTCAATTCGCCTTCAGCGTCAAGACCATGAACAGACTTCAAGTCTTGTGCTAATTCAACAGTGTACTCTGCTTTTAATTGACGAGTCTTAGCAGTAACAGAAGTCTTCTCGATTGAGAAAGCCATTTCGTTAAAGCGTGTACCAGCTTCAGCATCAGTAGTAGTTTGGCCAACACCAGTAGTGTAAGTGCCATCAACTGGATTGCTACCAGCGTGAGCAGGAGAAGAAGCACCAGCGAAGTCTGTATCAGCTTCGTTGAATAAAGCCTCAGTACCACCTTGAGTAGCATAGCGTGACTTCATAGCGAAGATCAAGCCAGTTGGTTGAGTCATTGGTTGTACACCGCAGATGTCATAAGCGATCATTTGTGGAGCAGCACGACGAACCAAGCTGATCAATACTGGATCAAACTTAGCAACAGCACCAGTGTCAGGCATAGCACCTGCAGCGTTGGCGTGAGTTTCAAACAAAGCCTCTTGGGACTTCATTGATTCGCGTTCTTGGTTCTCCAAAAGAACAGCAGTAACTTCCTTACGGTAGTTGTCCTTGATTGATGGCAATGCATCATGTTCAAGGATCGGTGCCCATTTCTTAATAAGGGCTTGGCGGTCTAAATTAGACATGTTTTATTCCTTTTTGTTTATTTGAGTTTGTCGAGTGCAGAAAGATACTTCTTAACAGAAGGATCTACAGGTGCAGTCTCGGTTAGAGTTTCAATAGGTGTATCGCTAACAACTGATTTAACTTCAGTTACTTGCTTTTTGCCACCAAAATAATTCTCACGAATTGTCTGTAACTTAGTAGCGAATGTTTCAGAATCTTCGTATGATAATTCTTCAGCTAATGCTTTGAATTTCTCAGAGTCAGTATCTGTTAAACCAGAAGCAGTTTGAGTAATTGCGTCTGCACGCTTTTGCTCATTAATTGCTTTAGTCAATTCAATATTCTTTTCTACTTGCTCATCGAGCTTTGCTTCGAGGGCTTCTACAGTCTCTTGTAAGTCGCCCAATACATCGAACTTCTCTTCTGGAACTTCGATATAG